GGGCGCAATTGGAACGCATCGCAACCGTGGCCCCACCGCCGAAATGGCCCTTCGTGGCCGTCCCGGCCACGCTCGCCACCATTGCATCGCCCGCACTGGTCGCGGCCAGCGTCAGTCTACCCGCGTTGTCGAGCGTGAGCAGCACCGAGGCCGCCGTCGAGCCGGCAGGAACCCGATACACCTGGAAAGAGTCCCCGCCGATATTGGTCACCGCCATCCAAGACGGTTTCGTCGCATCGTCTTGTGCAAAGGCACCAGCCGTCTGGTTGAGCGCCGCATTTGTTGACCAGTAAGCGACATCCGCCGAGGGATTTCCGATAAGACGATGCTTCACCGTGCGCGAGCCAGCGATGACTGATGCGACTGCCGTCCCCGTCGTAGGGCCGGGCACGCTGACGGTCTTCGTCGCATCGGTCGGCGTGAGCGTCGCGCCCGATACCGTCCACTTGGATTTGGCCGCCGCGACGACCGTCGGATTCGGCAGGTTCCCCGACAGGTCCCCGCCGAGCGCACCATTCCATGCAGCGTACATCGTGTCGTGATCGGCGTCGGCCTCGCTCGCGAGAATGTCCTTGAACCCGAGCGTCACCTTTTGCTGATACGTGGTGACGCTGCCCTCTTTGAGTGGCCGTGTGAGCGCCATCTATCCCATCTCCCACATATTATGCGAAGCTGACGATCACGAGCTGATATGAGCGCGCCTCGCCGGCGAGGTTACTCACGACGCCGGTGCTGGTAACGCGATGGCTCCCGGCGGAGAGCCCCGTCAGCGTTTGCACGAGCGGAATCGCGATCGGCGCGGACCCCGAGAAGCCTTGGCAGAGGGCGACGTTGCCGGACAGGAGGCCGCCGTTGATCCCGCCGGGGGTCGAGTCGAGTCGGAGCTGGAAGAGGAAGGTGGTATTGGAGGCGAGGGCAGGCATCCAGCCCGCGACGATGGCGAAGATGACGACTTGGCTCGCGGGATTGCGGACGTTGAACGCGCGTTCTTGAATCAGGACCTCCGTGGTCGGGATATTGATCGTGGTACTGCCGCCGATCGCTTGAAAGTCATAGATCGTCGCCCCGTAGCCGAGTTTCGCGAGCGTCACCGCGACGTCGGCGAGCTCCGACGTCCCGACCGCCAGCGGGGCGATTTGCGCTGCGGTAATCGAGTCCGCTGCGATCTGCGTCCCCGAGATCGCCGCCGCGGACGACAATGTCGGATTGGGATAGAAGCCGGCCAGCGCACCGCCGGCGGGCCCGGACGGAGGATACGTCGTCGGTGCCCCGGTGATCTTTCCCCAGGCCACATTGCTCACTTTGGCGTCTGTCACGGCGCCGTCCGCGAGTTTCGCGGTCGTCACCACGAGGTCTTGCAGGTGGGCCGTGAAGACTGCGCCGTCGGCGAGCTCGCGCGGGCCGACCGCGTCGGCGGCGAGTTTTGCGCTCGTGACCGAGCCGTCTTTCAGGTTCGCGGTATCGGTGCCGGTATTCCAGGCGTTGTAAATCGTATCGAAATCGGCATCCACCTCGCCGGCGAGAATCTTGGTATACCCTGCCGCGACCTTGGCGACGTAGCTCGTCGTATTGCCCTGTTTCGGCGGCCGGGGGATCTTTGCCATTTATCGCGTCTCCCGCGCCGAGGGCTGGACACGTAATTCAAAATCGCGGAGGTCGCAGGCAAGCGCATCAACGTGTGTCAACGTCGCCGTGAAGGCCCGGCCCCGGGGCTCTGGCACCGGGCATTCAAACTCGCTGAGCACGGTCCAGCGCATGGCAAAGTCGCTCACGTTCCAATCGCTGGTGTCCCACACGTCCCCCGGCGGGGTGGGAAAGACGAGCGTCCCCGACGCGGCATAGCCGTAGTCCGAATGCACGACGATGCCGAGGGAGGTCGTATCAACCGTCTGCGCGATGATCCGGGCCCGCTTGGCGAGTTTCGGCGTCAACGGTTGCTGCGCATCGAGGAGCGCGGTGCGCAGCCGCGAGACAATCGCCGCCGAGACTTCGGTGGCCCACTGGCCCGCATTCCATTGCGCCACGTTCCACTGGCCACCGCTCCGCGGCCCGATCGGATCCATGTATTCATCGGCCTGGTCGAGGAGCACGAAAAACGTGCTCGAGCCGTCCTGCGCGGCCCACGCCCGATCTTCCTCGGCGGGATGATCGGTCGCGCGGGCGGCCGCCGTGTACGCCGGCGTCGTATGCGGCCCCCACCATTGCGGGGGATCGGTCAGGCCGTGGCGGAGGTCAAGCCACCATTCCTCACTCGGGTCGGACCCCCCGGCAGGCACGAGCGCCAGCTTGTAAAACCCGCGATGAAAGATGGCCCACGCGCGGGTGCGAAACGGCACAGGCTGCGCCCGCACGGCGGGCTCGATTGGCCAGCCGATATCGCGTGGCTCGGCTTGTTGCGGGGTCAAGAGATAGACGCTGCGCTTGCCACAGAAGAGGACGCCGACCGGGGTCGCCACGATCGTCCGGTCCCCCGGGCAGCCGATCTCGCCCGAGACCTGCACGAGCTCGCTCTGGGGATCGTCGAGCGGATCGCCGAAATAGAGCCACGTACTCATGGCGGTGAAGATCCCGAGCGGGGACGTCGGGCTGCGATTGGTCGAGCTCAAGCTGGCCACGGCAAAGCCGGTTACCGGCGCGCCGAGGTCGGGACTCACCGCCGCGGCGGGGAAAAAAAGCCCTTGCTCATAGAGCGTCTGCTCGAGGCCGGGGACGAGCACACTCGTCGCCCACGCCCGCCGACGTGTGGCATCGAGCCCGCCGGCACCCCATAAACGCCCACGGTGCGCGATCATGTGGGAGCCGCGGCGAACCACGGTGGACGGGGTCGGCACGCCGACCGACTCGACGGCCGGGTCGTCCCACAAGGCGAATTGCCCCCCGGCGGGCAGCCCGGCAGGCGTCTGGTCATGCGCGCCTTCGATCTCCTGGTCGACCCCCGCTAAGAAGAGGTGATAGAGCAGTTGCCCTGAGAGGGCCGCGCTTGGCGCCGTGAAGGCGATGCGTTGCCGGCCCGTGCCGCCCGTCGTCACCGTGCGCACGGGCCCGATCTTCGTCCAGACGCTCGTCGCGTGATCGAAGAGGCCCCAGCGATAACTGTATGTCCCGGCGAGCACCCGCGTGGCATCATCGGCGGTGAGCGTCGTGGCCTGCCCGGTATCATCGAGACTCGCGAGCGGCACTAGATCGGTAGCCGTGCCGCCGAGCGGCACCTGCTTGATCGGATCGACGTCACTGCCGACGTAGAGCGTATCGGCGACGACGGCGGCTCCGTAGTGGTTATCGGTGCCTGCGGCGCGTGCGTCACGGGTCAAGGGAAAGACCCCGTTTGAGACGACACTGAACGGGCTATCATCCTTCGACATGTAGAGTTGGTCTGCGGCCACCGCGTAGAGGTAGCGGTGGCCATCGGTCGCCGTTGTGTAGACGAGCGGGTCACAGCGCCCCGGCTGCGGGAGCCGCAGCCACGAGAGACTGCCGCGGCGCTTGCTCAGGACATAGGTGAGATCGGGCACCCAATTCTCGGAGCGCGTGAGAAAGCCGGGCGGCGTGAATGCCGGATCCATGGCGAGCATGGTGCCTTGGAAGCGCCGGACGGGGAGCGGCGTCTCGCGGTCGGGGGCGCCCGGCATCTAGTCGCCTCGGTAGGGCCGGCGAAACACCGCCGGGTCAAGTGGAATGTCGGCGCGTTGCGAGCGCAGCGGCGCGGCGCCGCGGCGGATGAGCGCCAAGAGATTATCTCGGCTCGCGGCCTCGGCTTGTGCGCGGGCGTCGCGCTCGTGCTCGAGCGCGAACACATAGACCGCCTGCACGAGGTAATTGTGGTACGGGAACACCGGAATATCGGCGGGCTCGTCGGCCGGGAGCGGCTCAGGCGGCAGCCGCTTGTACCGTAGCACGACATCAATCCGCCGGCCCGTCGGGTCGGGGGCGACGCGTGCCGTCGTATCGCTCCGCGACACCGCCCAGTAGAGCGGCACGCCGCCGGCACTCGAGCCCGCTGGCGGGGCAATGGTGGCGAGCTCCTCAGGCGACAGCTCGAGCGCGAACAGGTTTGCTTGTGGGCTGCCGTCAATCGCGATGATCTGGAACGCGTGGTCGTCGGTGGCGGTGACAAAGTCCGCGGGCAGCTGGACCGTCGGGCTCGAGAGCGTGAGCGGGGTCGAGACGTAGAGGAACGGCCAGTCGGCGA